CTCGCTCCAGACACCGTGGTTGCGCCTGTACCACCATTGGCAACTGCCAAAGTACCAGTCAGGTTTGCGGCTTGTAGTTCGTAGAAGTTGGTCGCATCCGACCAGACCATGACCTTGGAACCATTGGTTACCGTAACCCCCGTACCCGCCGCTGTGGTGTTACCAATCACGGTCGAGTTGTAGATGGTCATCGAGTAGCCGCTGTTGTTCCAAATGATGTACGCTTTGGAAGCAGGGGGCGCGTATACAGCGAAGGCAGCGCCAGTCGTGGTGGTGAACCGCAACATGGCATACACAGATTGATTGCTTGCTGCTGTGGACGTTGGGCCGTTGGTGTATGTCAGGGCTTGGCTGGAAGCAACGACGCTGACTGTTTGATACCCGCTGACGGCAGTGTCTAGGATATATGCCAGATTGTTGTTAGTCGTGTCTCCCCAAACACCAGCCTGGGTGCCGCTAGTCGGCAATTCAATCCGAAGATTTGAGGAATACGTACTCATTTGATTTCCTTATTTGAGAGGCGCTACTTGATTCCCAGCGAAAGGGGGAGGTGGCACATTGCCTGCCTGAAAGTCCGACCCAATTTTGCGCATTTTCATAAACAGATCAAGACATTCAGCAATCGAGCCCAAGGTGAGTTGCCGCATCATGAGGTTGTACTCAGCGGGGGTCAGTTCGATTTTGATGGTGTCGTTCATGTTTGTCCTTTTATACAGGTGAGGTTGGAGGGGTTGGTGAAGGTGGAGCCCACGGCAAGTTGGCATCCGTTACGGGATCAATCTTATCGGCAATTTGTTTGGCAATCGCTTCATCCACATGCTCGGCATAAGAGTCAACGACCAGGGGTTGAATCCAACTGAGCACAATCTCTTGCGTCAATTGGTCAAACGGCACAAAGTCTGGCTGACTTGGGTTGGGGGCAAACGGCGTAGCGCCGTTAAACGTACCCTTGACCCCGCTGTCATTGGTGCCTGTTTTTGACCAGTACGTCTGCACAACGTAGTTGGGAATAGTCCCAGCGGTTGTGACTTTCATGCCTGTCACAGCCCATGTGTAGGTGATTGCCATGATTTGTTACCTTTAAGATTTGGTCAGTTTCAATGATACCGTTTTACCGAAGTTCCAGCCAATAAGCTCTGTTATCTGCCCTATATGTAGACCCAGGTGGAACAAACAGTGTTGCAGATAAGATTGCGCTGTTTGCATAAGGACCTGTTACAAAAAACGCAACGCTGTCTATGTACACAGTCATATTACTTTGCCCATAAGAGCAGCAAATTATCACGGTTATTGGACGTGATGTGCTGTTGGTATACGTGGTTCCCCCGGCCCTGCTAGCGGTCACATCCTGCCAAGTTTGCCCCTGTCCGGGAAGGTTTGTGGCAGATATTGTCCCCGCAAGGGTGTTGTTACCCGACATATCCAGTTGCCAGCGATTTGCCGCAGCAGACCAGCCGCCGATGCGCAACACGTTATCGCTATCCAACCCCATATTGACAGCGTAATACCCGCCGCGATGAAACGCCATGATTGCGCCGTTGCCGCCACTAGAATATACGTTTACACCAACATTTGACGAGCCGTTAACTGATCCATTTCCAGTGACATACCACGTTCCATAAGAAGACCCGCTATTTACATTAAGAACGTTTAGGTATGAAGTCGAGTTGGGGTCAACGTAATACCCGGTATTGTCGGAGTCGTAAAAGATGGGGGCACGAATACTGCCCGCAAACAAAGTGTATGGGCCAGAAATAAACTGGCATATAGTACTGGAGCTACTACTCCAAACATCTAAAGTTGCACCGTTTCTATATATTAAATAATCAGGGCCAGTATTACTTGAAAAACCAACAGCGGGATTAGCTGGATGGTATATTGATACGCCAAATGTCCCAGACATATTGGAGTTGTAGGCATTGCCGCCCAACCCCATATACCCAGCAAACCTTGCAGAACCAGTCGCATTAGGGTCGATGAAATACGCAGTGTTGTTGTAGTCGTAGAAGATTTGAGCACGGTGGCTTCCGTCACCTCCATACATACCTGAAACTATGGCAGTAGCGCCGTTGCCAATCAGAACATTAACGCCATCATAGTAGTTAAGATACATTTCACTGCCACTTGCAGCGTCCATGTGCAAGTTGCCGTTCGTCGTACAGACAGATGCAACGTCTGCATTATCTACGAAGCCTTGTCTTCCGTCCGCGCCAACAAGCAGATATTTACCCCAAGTTACGTTTGGCCCATGCAATGCTCCACCACGAATACGTAGGGCGGAATAGCTTGTAGAGTTGGGGTCTAGGTAATACCCGGTGTCGTTGGTGTCGTAGAAAGCAGATGCGTTCACTGAACTTGCAAAATACCCGCGCCCGTTAGAGCCATCTAAGAAAATTCTGGCAACACCGTTATCTGCAACGTACATACCCCACACATTTGAAGGTGCGCCGCCAGGGTTCCCTATTGCATACCCCGAATATGTGTACCCGATACCATACATCTGATTTAACGTTGTTGCGGTAGGAATATAAATACCGCCAATCGAATAAATGGCCCCAGTGGTTGAAGTGCTTTCGGATGATGAATAGTTGCCGTTCAAATACCCTGCGCCTGCGGCAGTGCGATAAATTGGGGTAGCTGTTGATACGTTAGAAGCCAAAGTAGCCAAAGTGGCCAGCGTGGCCAAGGTTGCGTTAGTAGCCGTGCCCGCATTTGTGGCATAACCTGCATTTGTGGCATAACCTGCGTTGGTAGCGAAGCCTGCGTTGGTAGCTGTTCCTGCATTGGTGGCCGTAGTGGCCAGGGTAGCCAGGGTAGCCAAAGTTGCAAGAGAGGCCAGAGTAGCTAGCGTTGCATTGGTAGCCGAAGTCGCTGATGTGGCAAAAGTGGCGTTGGTAGCCGAAGACGCAAAAGTCGCGTTGGTAGCCGAACCCGCAGCAATGCTGGATTGGTCGAGCCAAGTGGGGGCCGCTGCCCCGTTAGATGAGAGAACCTGCCCGGAGGTGCCAGCCGAAGAGTACGCCTGTGCAGTGCCCGTACCGTAAGTTACCCCGCCGTTGGTTGGAGTGGCTGTGGTGTTTGTACCGCCGTTAGCAATAGGCAAGGTGCCACTGACGTGAGTAGCCAAGCCAATCTTGCCCCAGCTTGGGGCCGAACCCACGCCGCCAGAGATCAGGGCATTGCCAACTGCTACGTCTGCGAGTTTGGCCAGAGAAGACGTTGTATCCGCATACAACAAATCTCCCACAGCGTAAGAACTAAATCCAGTACCGCCATACCCAGCACCAATAGTGGACCCATTCCAAGTACCAGCAGTGAGAGTACCAACACCAGTAATTCCTGTATAAGAACCTGACTGGCTGCGCTCACCCCAGTGTTGGAAATATTGAAGGTTGTTGACGGAGAAAGGTTCAACCCCGTACCTGCGTTGTACACCTGCGCGGAACTAAATTGAACGAATGTGATTGCCGTTGTACCAAAGGTTATGACACCCGTAGTTGTACAAACATACCCTTCACCCGCGCCAGTGTCGCCGTTGGTTACAAAGAAGGCGTCGCCCTGGCCAAGAGAATTGGGGCTGCTTGGAGCATAGGTATCCGCGTCAGTTGCACGAGTCAGTACCCAATTTGTGCCTCCGGGATCAGGAGTTCCCACAGTGGTAACTGTATACACCCCGTTCTCATACGCATTGGTCTGGTTGTAGATTAAGACCCGCTTGGTGGTGGTCATCAACACGCCATCAATGGTCAGAGCGGCTTTTACCCCCGCATTCGTAAGCGTGGCCCCAACACCAACGCCCGCACCCCCAGGTTGGTTGTACGTGGCGGTTAGATTGCCCGCAGTGTTAGGAGACTCAACATAAACAGGCGCGTGGTAATGGATACCTGCCGCAGCAACGGTGTCTACATATGTTTTATTGGCTATGTCCGTGCCCGAAGAAGGCGTTGTTGATACTGTGCCCGCCGTCAAGGTGGCTGTAGCAGCAGTTAGTGTGTTAAAGGTACTCTGGACAGGGTACGAACCGGGGGAGTCTAGATACACAGACCGCTCGGACGGGTAGGTCACAAAGACGTTTTTCGTCCCCGCAGCAAAGGGAACCAACGCGCCTGCATTGCTGGAGGACAACACGGTATCACGAGACAGGCTCGGGCCTGCCGAAGTGTATGTACCAATACCTACTTCCCAATCGCCAGTTGCCGGGTCGTTAATGGTGTAGTAGGTGGTGTTGCCGTTGCCAATTGTTGCAAAAGACTGAAACCCAAGAACAGCCCCGCCAAGCGCAATGGTGCCCGTCCCGGTGGTTCCCGTT